CCTTGTCCTGGCCTCCTGCCAGGACAGCGGTATCCGCTGTTCGCTCGAAAACCTGTCAAATCCAACTAGGGTAAACTACTTTATTATAGTAAACAAAATCACCCTCGGGCCTCTAGTTTCGGACCACTACTGTTGTTTACACTACGCTCAGACCGTCAGAATACGAGGTAGCGAATGTGGTTGATAGCAGCAGTAGTTTTGATGGGGATGATTGGGACGAAACTATTGATTTGGGACTCAATTCGGAGGATGGAGATTTACGAGAGGGAGAGTCCGAAAGAAGTCTACAGTTTGAATGGGCAACTCCCCCAAGTGGACACGGCGGTAGGCCAGCAAGAGGACCCGTTGCAAGAACTACTCCTAGGGAAGAAGCCCCGAGCGGGATTCGAGACTCCGACAATGGAGAGCTGGCTAACCAGTCACCAACCAACGTCACCATTATCAGAGGCGATATTCCGAGAAACACAGGAAACGGAACGACTCCAAGAACTGAGAACGGACGTAGAGATAGCTTGGGAGAACCCGCAAGCAGCGGACGATCTGGGCTTAAGGTAGCTAATGAACCTAGAGGACAAGTGCGAAATGTGGATGGCATCAGTATCGATACCTCCGCACGACCAGAGTTTAGTAGAGCCAGTTTCAACTGCATACTAAAGGACCTTAAGCACACGGCTGACGGCTCTATGGTTGTTACCTTCATCATTCCCTATACAGACGTCGATGATGCGATCTCCCTTCGCCATGCTTACCACAAGGTAGTAGTGGCATCGATCCAACGTAAGGCTACAGCAGGTGACTGATACCCTTACCCTCGACACTATTATGATAGCTCTCTTGGAGCAGGGGGTAGAACCATTACCAATTGCCCGAGCACTAAACGTAGACCCGGACTATATAAACTCACTACCTGCCAATCGAGTAGCCCGTATTGCAGACGAAACCGAGATATCACAGGGCGTCTTGCAACTGATGACAATGGCAATGGAGGAAGGGAGGAAACTCCTCATCGAAGGAACCCCAACCGTTAAGATGAGGTTTATCCACTCACTACTAGGTATCTATATCAAGAACTTTAGCAGCCAAGCTCCAAAGGAACTCGAGGAAATGCAGGATGAGTTTATGGCAATGATTGCTAAGCAGCGTAATATTACTCCACTGGATATTGAAATTGAGGAGGATGCCAATGTCGATGAATAGTCTAAAGAATATCCAGAACCAACCTACAGCTCCACTAGCTAGAAAACCACGAAATAGAAAGAAGGATACAATGACCGACACTACTCCCCCCGCTGACGAGACTCCCACCGACTCGGCTACTGAGGCTAACGGAGAGGCGGCGGAATCGTCCTCCGAGGCCACAGAATCCCAGGAGGGTACGGAGGTCCCTGCCGACGATTCTACGCCCGCAGACGGCGAATCAGAGGCTACGGGGGAAGGTGCATAAATGGGAGCCTATCCTGATGACCACTCAACAGCAGTAACCAATAAGGTTGCTTCACTGGCCTTTTCACCAGTCAATCCTTCATTTGCCCATACCACTACACAGCAGTTTACAATGACGGCAACTTTCGCTGATAGTACGACAGCCACAGTAACCGTCAACACTATCTATGTTAGTGGTACGCCAGCAACTTGTACGATGAATCTAACTGGTCTTTGTACCGGAGTAGCAGCCGGTACATCAGTTATCACAGCAACCTATAATGGCGTCTCTGCCACTACTACAGTTACCTGTTCATAAACCTTCATGCCCCTAGACCTCACTCCTTTAATGGAGAAGCTTACCATCCAGAAACTTTCCGACCTAGATGGAATGATAACGGGGGCTTCTCGATTCAACGCTAATGAACCGTTTGCATGGGCGCAGAAGCGTCTCATTGCAGAAGTCGAGCGTCAATATAACAATGGAGAGCCAGTCCGTATTATGGTTCTTAAAGCTCGACAGCTCGGTATCTCTACCGTCACGGCTGGTATTCTATTCAATTGGTGCTTCATTCACCCCGAAAGTAACGCTCTCATTATTGCACATGAGGCAGAAGCATCACAATATCTATTCGAGAAAGCTGTAGCGTTCTGGAATGATTGGCCATTCAAATATGCATTTAAAGCCAAGCACCTCTCTCAACGGAGACTTGGTTGGGAATCCCCTATTAACTCAAATATGCGAATTGCTACAGCAAGAAATGTTCAATCCGGACGAGGTAGAACCATTCATTCTCTCCATGCAAGTGAATGTGCTTTTTGGGATGAACCTGAAACCCTCATGGTCGGCCTCGCTCAGACACTTCCTAACCAGCATGGTACAATTGCAATCAGAGAATCCACAGCTAACGGAGTCGGAAACTGGTTCCACGGAGAATGGCTTGCCGCAGTTAGGGGTGAAAGTGAGTATACTCCCCTATTCTTCCCGTGGTTTGAACACCCCCTCTATCAAGTCAAGTACCCAACCCTCACGAAAACGTCGCTGGACCCGATCGAAAGAGAACTGCTTAATGTTGGTGCAGACCTCGCCCATATCGAGTGGCGGCGATGGGCAATCATAAATAAATGTCATGGTGATCCTGAATTTTTCAAGCAAGAATATCCCTCGTACCCGGACGAAGCGTTCCTTACCACTGGTAACAACGTCTTCCCGCTTGGTAAACTTCAAGACGCATTCGACAAACAACCCCCTGCTCGAGGGTATATTGTCGCAAACAATAACGAATTCCGTTTCGTACAGGATGCCAACGGACCTCTACACTTATTCCGAAAGCCTGCCCAATCTAAAACATGGGGAGACTACATCGTTGCCGGTGACCCTACACATACTACAGAGGGGGATAACGCTTGTATTCAGGTCCTCAATCGTAGAACCTTTGAACAAGTAGCAGTATGGCATGGTCACTGTGATCCTATGACCTTCGGCCGTGAACTAGCCAAGATTGGATACTACTATAACAATGCGCTTATTACGACGGAAATCGAAGGGCCAGGATACGGTACTGTCGCTGTCCTCAAAGAACTCAGCTACCCACGTATTTGGCACCATGTTTGGGCGGACCGAGCGGTTGGAAAGAGAACTGAAACGCTTGGTTGGTCAACTAATTATAAGCGAAAGCTCTGGGCAACCAATACGCTCACCTGGCTACTCGCAAACGATAGTATTACCATCCATGACATTGAGACTTACCAACAGTGTCAGGGGTACACGGTTCTATCTAATGGGGACTTGGGGCCAGCCCTCACAAGAGGATTCGATGACGCCGTAATGGCTCTAGCTATCGCTTGTGTTTGTTCAATGAATGACACTAAGCCCGAACCCTACGTCGGTGAGCCTAGGCAGAAGCCTAAGAACGCTGATCTATTCGGTACTCCACCTTGGGAAGCTTTCGAAAATCCTGACCAAGACCTTCCCCCTGAACTACGCTGGGAGGCTGGTTAAATGCCCTTTTATGAGCATAAGTGTCCTCATCATGGTAAGTTTCTAGATAGGAGTCAACATGAGTCTCCCTGTCCAGAATGCGGAAGCTCTACCAGACGAGTCTTTAGTTTTTCGATCGGTCCGTCGTTCCATGAGGGCTATAGCCCGACGACGGGCGGCTATGTATCGAATGAACGGGACTTATCCGATCAACTTAAACTTAAATCAGAAGAAGCAACCAATAGAAACGGTATCGAGCACAGATACGTTCCTGTAGACCTCCGTGATAAAGAAGCTTGTGGAGTATCAGACGAACATCAAGAGCTAATTAAAGAACGCAATGCTAATCTACCAATGCTTAGACGTAAAATGGCAGAAGTAGATGAAATTAAGAAGAATAAGAAAGTAGAAGTGAATGTCACTCCTGAGTTCTGACGGAACTGGATCAGCCGTATCTCCACATAATATTGATCGTACTTTTAACGAACTCGCTAAGGTAGAGAAGATCCTTCAACTCTATCATATGGCTAGAGACAAGAAGCGATACCAGTACGATCTATGGCGTAGAAACTATATGCTAGTTCACAGTAGGATGTGGAATACTTTTCCTACTTCTTGGACACCAACTCCAACAGACAACGAAATGTACCCTTGTCTTAGTGGAGTAGTAGCATGGATGACTGACCAACAGATTGAGTTCACGGTCAATCCACTATTCGATCCAACTAATCCATCATTCCAGCACGCATCTTCTCTATCTTCAAACCTCGAGACCATCCTTCGAGCTAACTTCAATGAACAGAACTGGGCAGGCCAGGAAAAGCTAATGATCTGGGATGCACTGGTCTATGGTACCGGCATTCTTAAATCACAATGGAACTCATCACTAGAAGCTGGTTACGGTAATGTAGAAATGGTCCGTACTGATCCTTGGTCTATTTACGTTGATCCCCATTGCACCAGCTTCAAAGACTGTTCATATATCATTGAAGTCAAGAAAATGTCGCTAGATGAGCTCGAGCGTAAGTTTCCTGAACACTACCACTATCTCCGAGAAGGAGGCTATGATGGGCCAGATGGAGACGTAGATGCGAAACCATCCATTGTTAACACCAGCCAATTCCCTCTCGCAAACCCTGGAGCAATATCACCAGCAACGTCTAATTCATACGGACTTCCTGGCCAATCCCGTAGGTCCGTGGTTACTGAGCCGGGAGTATACGTCTACGAATGTTGGTACCAGGAAAACGAAGAGGGTGAAGTAGAATCCGGTAGACAAGATAATGATGATGAGTCTGGCGAAACCCCACAAGTCGCTAACCAGGAGCGAGTCGTTTATAGTAGGTGGCGAGTTGCTATTATGGCTCAGGGGTCTATCCTCATGGATGAGTACGCCGAGGATCTTTATGGAATTGATCGACACCCCTATAGTCGATTCTGCTTTGAGGACTTAGGAGAATTTTGGGGGGTAGCTCTCTCAACTCACATTGCTCCCTGTCAAATTGCTATCAATAGACTATTAGCTGCTATGCAGCAGAACGCTGAACTTGTTGGCAATCCTATTTTCCTCGAACCCTCAACGGCAGGGGTGGCTAAGACCTCTATTATTAATCGTCCTGGCTCTAGACTAAACTATTCTTCCACTCAGACCAATGCACGTCCCGACTGGCTACAGCCCCCACAGATGCCGCCTATGGTGAAAGACCTTATCGAGTTTTGGATCGGCAGAATGGAGAACATATCGGGTATTAGTGACGTAAATAAAGGCAAGACCCCTGCTCCTAGAACTGCCGCTAAGCAGAGTGGGCAAGCACAGGAAGCAGGTTTTATTCGCATCCGTGCAGCTCAGTCTAATCTAGAGGGGTGCATGAAAGATGTCGGGGAAATCCTCAGCACTCTCATTGTCCAGAACTACACCGAACCTAGACTCGTCTCTCTTACAGGTGACCAGGAAAATGGGCCCTTGCTTAAAGTCACAGCTAAGCATTTCTATATCCCTAGCGGGGATGGAAAGATTGCTCCTCTTAGATTCACCATTGTTGTTGATGCCGGTTCCGAGCAACCTACCAGTCGATCCTCCCGAGTCAGTGAAGCTGACACTCTATTCGCTATGGGAGCTATAGATCAGGAAGCATTGCTCTACGCTCATCGTTATCCTGGTGCTCAGGCAATTCTACAACGAATGCAGCAAGCTAAGCAGCAGCAGGCGGCTATGGGTATTATGCAGGGTGGTCCAGGTTCTAGGGTTAGGGCTAAGAGAACGTCGTAAACTATTCACTCCGTATACCTATTGACATATAGTTAGCTAGAAAGGATCATCCATCTATGCCCCGAGGATATGCAGATGATATGGGTCTACATGACTTCTCACTAGGTACTCATGTCTCAATGCCACAGTCTATGGCAGACGACCTTGGCCCGGACGATGGTAAGGCAACTATCATCGCTATGGGTGCAGGTTCTCGTCGTCATATGCCTGGTACTGATGACGTTTGTGATATCGAGTCTAGACGGAATGCTCATACGATCTAATGCCATTTCGCTCAGAGAAGCAACGTCGGTTTCTATGGTCACAGCATCCCGACATTGCAGAAGCCTGGGCGCATGGAAGGCATACTAAGAAGAACCCTTCACATAGAATGCCTAGTAGGTCTAAAGGCCGTAGCGGTGGTAACTCCCGCTCAAAGAGCCAAAGGGGGTGATCTCATAATGACTGGTATCGCTTTCCGGCGTGGTCACAAGCGGAGCCACAAGCGTTGATATTGTATGCTAGCCATAGCTAGCTCTCAATATCAACAGTCCTGGGCAAGACTAAAACTGCCCACTTAATCTTCATAGGAAAGGATAATAATGGCAGACCGTAAGGGTCAGAACTCAAAGATCATTCCTCTCGGACAGACTCAGGGGCCTTACGGCAATGACCCCTATATCAAGGGATCTGTTCGTGAACAGAACAAAACGCCTCTCAAGCCATAGGTAAATAAAATGGTTCGATTTCGTGGCTCTACAGGCGGCGGTGGTGGTCATGGCGCTAGAGGTAAAGGTGGTCACGGTCACTCCCGAAGGGGTACTCGATGATTATTAGATTCCGTGCTGGGCACGGAGGACCTAAGAAGGGCAGCGGACTATCAGTTATCCGTAGCTCTATGCGAAAGGGTAAGCGATGATTGGTATTCGCTTTAAGGGTAGGGCTCGTGGCGGTGCTCGAGGTAAGAGTCGGCGAAGCTAAGGACAATCTATGGCTGGTGAAACTAAAACCAAGACCTTTGCCCAAACCCTGTCAGATATGGCAGGGTTGATTGGTGTTATGACCACTAGCCAGGGAGCTGACGTCGATTTCTGTATGAAGCTTCAAATGCTGGTAGCAGCGAAGGCGCAACAAATGGCACAGCAAGCCTTCCCTATGCCTAAATCTCCTGGTGGTCAGGGGTCGCCACTAGGACAACCCGGAATGCCAGCCGGGGCGGCAGGGGGTGGTCCAGCGGGTGCTACCCTCGCTGGCCCCCCTGGCGTTAATGGTGTCAATCAATTAGCAGCTCCGCCTAATCCCGATGAGTTACAACGTATGCTAGCAGGAGGGGCAGGGCAATAAACATGGAAGTAGGAGGAAATAATGCCCGGTGGTGGTAACATTACATATGTTAAACGCTCTCCCGCAGCTAGAGGTATGTCTATGACTACTGCTAGCAAGGGTGGAGATACTGTATCGTCTACAGTACCTCGAGCGACTACACGTTATGCTAGCTCAGTTCAAACAGCTCGCTCTCGTGGGCGTGGTTCTGTTCGTAAGGGTAGGCGATAACTAATCATGGCACAAGACCCCGAAGAAATTGTCCTCTCTACACTAGAGGACTTGGATCGTTACTACTCTACTAATCAGGATGGTGTCGAAGATGAAGAAGGGTCGGAAGCACTATCCGACGGACAATCCGATGGGTCCGAACAACTCGGGGCTGGCGACTCCCAAGAGGACTCACAAGGTAAGACTACACCCGAGGGGACAGATGGGTTACAGCAGGAAGGGGAGCAGCCACCAGGGCAGGCGGAAGGCTCCCAGAGCGTAACTTTCCCTGACGGTTCAACTAGAACTGTCGATGAACTTTACCGTATCGCTCAATTTGAACAGTATCTAGAGGCCAATCCAGACGTAGCTGCTCGGGTAGTAGAGGCCGCCAAGGGTGTTACTTCCTCACCTGTTGAGCCGCCTCCTACCCAGGCAGCTACAACTGTTCCAGATTATATCGATCTTGAAGACCCCGTTGTAAAATACCTAGTTGAGCAGAATCAAGTAGTTGCATCTCAACTAGAAGAACTCCGTAGGCAACAGTCTCAACGAGAACTGGCTCAGGCACAGTCCCAATTGGATGTAGCTATGTCCAATATCAAGGATAGGTTCTCTCTTTCCGATGAAGACCTCAACAAACTCCGTACCCGTACAGCAGAGCTTAATGTGCTCCCCGCCTTTATGGCTCGTAATCAGGAATCACCTGTTCTTGGTTTCGAGCAGGCTATGGAATTTACCTTGTGGTCTGACTCAACATTCAGGGACCAGCAGACGACAGCTCAACTCAACAAACTCCAATCTGAACAGCAGGAAACTAGGACCCGAACAAATAAGCTAAACAAGGTAGCCACTTCTAGTGGAGGTACACCCCCCACTAATCGAAAGGAACCTAAGACGGATGAAGAACGTAGGGAGGCCATGATACAAGAAATCTCAGAAGCTATGGCTAACTAAGTAATCTTCATTCCACGAAAGGATACAAATGGCTACCCCTATCGGTACCAATACCGTTACTGCGATTTCACGGCGCTATATTGAGCCGCAGATTGCAGATCAGGTTTATGCTTCTAATCCATTGTTCTTCCGTCTTTGCCGGTCTAATCGAAAGATGATTCAGGGCGGTACTCAGATTGAGTTCCCCCTGATGTATAGCCGTTGGGCAAATGGTGGATTCTACTCTGGGTTCGATGTTCTGAATGTTGCTCCTAGTGACACCGTTCAGAATGCGGCTTGGGACTGGAAGCAAGCTTATGTTGCTGTTACTGTCGATGGTCGCACAATGCTCCGTACTGATTCACCGGAAGCTATCGCTGATTTCCTCCGTGTGCAGTTTGGACAGGCACACATGGAACTCTCCGAAATTCTCGGAGCTAGTTTGTGGGGATTCAACTCTACCGGATCAACGCAGCTTGATGGCATCGTTGGAGCCGTGGACAACTCTACCTTGGTAGGTACTTATGGTGGAATCACCCGATCTTCTTCTTCCAACACTTGGTGGAACTCCTTTATCGATACTGCGGCTGCTGGCGCTTCAACTCTGGCGGCCCATCAATCTAACTTCTCAAAGGTCACGATTGGTGGACGGCATCCAACACTCATTGCCAGTAACCAGACAGTCTACAATGGTTATTGGAATCTGATTCAGACTGGTGGCGGAGCTGGTACTGTTGGCTTCCCCACTATCCTTGTGAGTGCTGGTGGGCAGGACGAGGTTATGGCGCAGGCTGGTTTCAATAACCTGTTGTTCAATAACGTCCCGTTCGTGGTTGACTCGCATATTACGTCTGCGTCGGGTGCATACTCGACTACTAACACTGGTGTTTGTTACTACCTGAATGAAGACTTCCTCTACCTTGTCGTGTCCCCTCGGGCAGACTTTAAGGTTGAGGACTTCCAGACACCATTTAACCAGGACGCTATGGTTGCCAAGGTTCTTTGGTACGGTAACGTGGTGTGTAATAACACTCAGGTTCAGGCCAAGAATACTTGGTTCAACTCCTAATTAGAAAGGACGTAAATGTCTACTCAGCTTATTCCGAATACTACCGGAGCATTTGAGGCTGGTCCGACTGTTGGTGTGCCGTTCGCTGCTAACTTCTCATTCGAGTATTTCGATGCGATGAATCAGTCTTCGACGGCACTTTCTCTACCTACAGTTACCGCTGGTACTCAGGTGGTTAACCCGTCATTGGCTGCTATCCTTGTGCAGTTCTCTCTCGGTTCTAAGACGCCGCCTTCTCCGTCTGTCGTTATCCAAAACCACACTACTCCTGGTGTGGTTGCTGGATTCCTGATTGACAATATCGTGGGCACTCCGGCTACCCTTGCTGCTCCTGGTTATGGTGGTGCAGGTACAGGGCAGGTCAATATCTTCCCGACTGGTCGGGTTGTGAGGAATGGTCTTATTTTGGCTATTGCTGATAACACTATTACTGCCGGTCACCTTGTTACTATCTCCGGTACTACTGATGGTCGTACTGCTGACGGTGGCGCCGTCAACGCTGCTATTACCGGAGCTATGGTCGGGCTCGCCGCTACTGCCGCTACTGTTGGGCAGGGCGTGTGGGTTTGGGCCAGGCTATAATATTACATAAGACCCCAACTATCTCCTAGGACCCTAGCCGTGACTGATATAGCATCTGCAATCAACCTTCAAGACGAATTCGTGAGAGTTAAGAACCTCTCCGATGAACCTGCATACTTCACATATCTAGCCAAGGATTACCGAGTCAATCCTAAAACTGAGGGGTTCATTCCTTATCAGGCTATGGCCCTTCGTTACGGTCACCCTATGTCTGGATTAGAAGAATACAAGGACCCGGTGTACGGTACAGTACCCGCACGATCCTATGAGTTGCGTCGTTTGGAGGGCATGTGGGGGGTATCATCTTTCACGGCTAGGGAACCTGGGAATGAGGGTTTGAGCATGGTTCAGATCATTCAGTCTCGTGCTCAGAAGCTCGAGTTTTATGCTCTAGATGGAACTAGAATTCTTACGGTAGTTGATGATCCAGATGGTGATAGCTTACTTCATAAGTATAATGAAGGAACACCAAATGATCCTGCTACCCTTCAAGCAATGATTATTCGTCAGAAGCAACAAATCGATTATATGCAGCAGGCTTTCGATGCGATCGATAAGGGCGAGCTTACGACACTAGACACCATCCCTGAGGATTTGCCGGAGAGCGGGCTAGGATCGCCGCAGAGGGCACGAAACGCTCGGGGTGGGATCACGTCTACTTCTCCCCCCGGAATGCCTCCTGAGGACGATGAGGGCGGCGACAATCCAATGCTAGTTAATACCTAAGTAAATGAATGAGCTTATCCTTCTAGCGTTCGGGTTAGCTGCTCTTACTGTTATAGTTGCACTTATTCTTATTCTAACAGGTCATAGAGTACCACTTGAACTATGGCAAGTGACCTTTACGGCACTAGGAGCAGGGGTTGGTATCGCTGTTCCTAACCGATCGACAGATCCCGGACCCCCACCTTCACATGGCTGATATTACCGCAAACGGACTTCTAAATAAACTAGGTCGGATTACCTCAGAGTTAGTTCAGTTCCAGAAGGAATTGACTACAGTTGAGATTACAAGACACGAGACATATTCTAACATTTGGCAGACTTCTAGTGCTGAGACTGTGGCACAGAGAAATCGTGAAGCTGAGTTTTCAGTAACGGATCTTGATACAGTGATTATTGAAATTAAAGGGAAACTTAAGAGTCTCGAGAATGAGTACCGTTACTATGAACTCTATCTCACAAACGTAGATCGAGTAAACTCAAATGGCGTTCAAGGGAACAACAGTTAGTGTTCCAAATGCTGGCGGTCCAGGGACTAATGGGGGTACACAGATTGCTCCATTGATCGCTGCTCCGCAACAGCTAGGGCGATCGATTAATGACCCCCTACCTACACTTATTTATAACACCCATGCAACGTCCATTCTCTATTTAGGGGGAGTGGACGTTTCTAATACTAGCTTTCCTTTGCCAGCGGGATCATATATCTCATTGGATATTGGTATGACAGATATCCTTTGGGGACTGTCTAGTGCTGGAACTATCTCTGTTGGCGTGTTGGTAGGGAGACAGTAATGGCAGAGATAGATATTTTTGTTCCTGGTAGTGGGGGTGGCGGAGGAACCGTTACTGCTAACCAGGGTACGCCGAATTCACTGGCTAATGGGTGGCCTGTTGAGATTACTGATGGTACAAATGTACTCGGCACAATAGCTCACCCATTGGCGACTACAGCTACGGTTGTCCCGCCAAGTGGAGTTATTGATGCAAATAACTCATCGACAGCTACTCTTACTTCTGGATCGACATTCACAGGAACGGGTACATCTGTTCTTCCCTATGCTGCTGTTCTAGTTCTCATTGACTCAGATCAAGGCTCAGCAACTAATGGGGCTACAATTCAGTTCTCTGCGGATAATGTCAATTGGGTAGATGCTTCTACGTTCACATATATTGTTGGAGCTGGAATCAATGAAGGGCAGATTTTCGGGGCTATTGCTCGAGCTCAGTTCTTTAGGGTAGTCTATACTAATGGTGGAGTCAATCAAACTAGATTCCAACTCCAAACAGTTCTTATGCCATACACCATTTCCGGTGATATGGTCCCGATCAGTCAGCTACCTAATTTTAGTAACCATGCTCAATTGGTCAAGTCTTCAATTGTAGGACTAACAACGGCTGGTGGTGGAGCATATGTTGATGTAAAGGTCAACCCTTCTGGAACACTAACTGTTGACGCATCGAACTCTACAGGACTAGTGCTAGGGACTAGTGCAGTAACAGTTGGCGATGTAGGAACGGCTCCTGCTTCGATTAATGTAGGGCAGACTACTTCTAATACAGCACAGGTACAGCTTCATGCAGGATCGATTCATGTTACTAATGGCGTGCTGGTTCAAGGACTATCAACCAATACAGCATCCGTATTTCTTGGAGCTACAGGAGTTACTACTGCTACAGGGTTTGAGCTACAGGCTGGACAGGCTACTCCTTTTAGTTGTTCAGATATTAACTTACTCTACGTTATTGGATCGAATAATACTGATAAAGTCTGCTGGAACGTACTATAATGCCTATTCTTCCATTTAGCTCACCCCCTCCTAAATCAAGCGCAGCAGCTACTAGATACCTAGGTGTCTATGGTGACGGTACTGATGGTACTGCCACTATGAATGGAAGCACAGTGATTGCAGGTATGACGCCTGCTGGTAATGTTTATACGGCTACTCGAGATCTATACTTCACTAATCTCACGATCAACTCCGGTATTACCTTACAAATGGCACAGTGGAGATTATTTGTTACTGATACATTAAGTGGTCCTGGTTCTGGAACTGCTACTATTACAACAAGTAGTCTAGCTGGATTTTACCCTCCGGCTGGTCTTGGTGGAGCAGGTGGCAGTTCCGCTGTTGGAAGTCCTAGCCCTCAGACACAGCATAGTCTTAGTGGTGCTAATGGTGGGCATGGAGGTACTGCTACTACTAATGCCGGTGGCGCTGCTTCGGGGGCTGTTCTAGCACTAAATAGACCTCACTATATTCAATTAATTCTTGAAGGTATTGACCTTATCCAAGGTACTAGTGTCTTTAACTATTACGAAGGTGGTAATGGTGGTGGCGGCGGTGGCGGTAATACTGGCGTTGGTGGTGCTGGCGGATCTGGCGGTGGAATACTAGTTATTGTTGCTCGTGTTATGGTGAGTGGTGGAGGAACATTAGCTCTTACTGCTAATGGTGGTAATGGGGCTAACGGAGTATCGGGTACTGCTGGCGGAGGGGGAGGCGGAGGGGGAGGCGGAGCTATTATAGTTTGTAGTCAATCTGTCTCCCCAGGGAGTTCATTTAATGTTAGCGGTATAACTACTAGTGTGGCTGGTGGAACTTTCGGTGCTCCCTTTGGAACTGCTACTAATGCCGGCGCTACAAATGGTAGTACCGGGTCGGTTATCCTAATTCCTGCATAATGCTATCAATTTACTGCACATCAGATGGGGTCAATGGGCAAGCGAGGGCTGCGGCTCTTAACTGTTCATATATGTCTTTTATACCGGGTTGGGTACAGGTTGCTGCTACGATGCCTTGTGTTATTCTAAGTGGCGGTGACCCGTATCAGACTATTGTTATCTCGGATAATCCTCCTACAAATGTAGCAGCCGTGAATAGTACCGCAGATCCACTACTTACACAGGAAGCTACTGACGCCGCAATACAAGCTACTAATACAACTAACTTAGCTAACTTTACCGCTGCTGTCGTAAATGCGTTTCAGGCTAATCAGACCTTCATCACCAACGCTGCTAGCGTAACCTTCCCTCTATCCAACGCTAACCAGCAGGCTCTAGTTAATCAAGTTGTAGCTCTTACAAAACAACTCGATATGATTGGTCGTGTTGTATTCGGTGCTCTCTCATCTACTGTCGGAACATAAGGAGTAGTAATGGCTCTCGTGTCAGTTCAGCAAACGGTCCCTACGTCGGGGGGTGGAGGGACTAATGGAGCTACATTGCTAGTTCCTCTGAGTGGAGCACCTGGCCCTGTTCACTCTCCTGGCGATCCGGTGCCTATTATTATTTCTAACGTCGATGCTACTAATGATCTTTATCTTGGTGGGGTCGCTGTTACAACTGCTACTGGTTGGAAGCTAGCTAAGGGTACTACGCTTTCAATGAATCTCAACGTGAGCGATCAGTTATGGGGAATTGCTAATGTCGCTGGCGTAGCTATTCAGATTATGGTTGGGAGGCAGTAGTGCCTATTTCTATTGGCGGGACCGTAACATCTTCACTAGGTAATACCGTTCTGCCTCCCCTCACAATCACGACTAACGCCTCTAATAACTTCTCTGTTGTAGCTATTACGCTAGCTAATGGGACAAATACTATTCCGGTACCGACTTGGTGCTCGGTTATTATGATTGTTCCTAACTCTACCAACGCAGTAGGTATGACATTAAAAGGTATTGCCGGCGATACTGGTATTCCATTATCTCTAACTCAGGCTTCTGTGTTTTCTCAGCCAGCTAGTCCACCTGCTAATATCGTTATTACGTCCGCTGCTCCCGGTGTTACGGTAACGGAAATCTACTTTGCCTAGTCAATCTGCTAAAGCCCCTTCTGCTGAGCTACAATGGCTCAGGATTGAGGACTTCTCGCCTGGGATTATATCTCAGGATAACTACGCTTTGACTGGTGGTAGTCCTGCACCTTTTCGTCAGCCTGGTGCAGCACAGGAAACTAATACATACTCTTGTGTATCATTGCCTAATGGTGGATTAGCTCCGTGTATTGGGTTAACGGAATCTGTCCTCCCTGACCCTACGAAGATTACAGGGGGCTATACTAATCAGGTAACAGGGATCTTTGTCAACGGTCTATTCGGAGCTCCTCCTGGTCATAGTAATCCTGCACCGCAGGGCTGGGATGAAGTAGTGTTCATGTTCGATTGCAATAATGGATCGACGAGGAACACTTACCTTCAATCATACTATGACACCTCTATTCCTTACTTTAATGATCTTGTTACCATCACCGGAACAGTCTCACACTCTATCCTTTCATCAGCTCTAACGGGTGGTTGGACGGTTGTAAATACAGGGACTATAGCTGCTCCAAGCTGGGTTGGTACATTATCACTTCAACTAAACGTACTGAACGATGCAGCTAACCAGACTCCTCACTGGTACTTCTATCCTAATCCATCTGCTACAACTACTCTTGTTCCACTCGATAGATCAGCATTCCTACCCGCTCAGTTCACTGGTAATGGTGGAGTGCTCATCGCCCACCAATCACGACTCCTAGGGTTTTCAGGACAAAACTGGACCTGGACTAACTCAGGTGTGGGTATGGGTAGTCGTAATGAGCAGTTCTTCTTTACTACTCCTGGCACTCCTGACGCTCTCTCATCCTATACTACAATGGGTAACCAGGATGAGGTATTCGTAGCGGAGCATCCCTTTGGTTCAGGAGCATGGGCTAGTCTATCGGCATCTCAGTTGCTTGTCATTAAGACAGGATCGGCTGGTGGAGCATATACATTAACTGGTGATGTAGCTAATCCTACTGTCACGTTTCTTGGTGGAGTGCAGCCTACTTACGGTGGGTGTAATGGAGCTTCAACTCCTGTTGGATACTTTTATGTTTCAAGTGCGAATGGAGTATGGTTATGGAATGGCGGTACTACTAGTCAGAAAATCTCCAATCAGCTTAGGGATAGTTTTGCTGATGCTATAGTTGGAAACATCTTCGGCTATGGAACACAATGTTACTACTGGAATAATCGACTCTATACTACGGGTAATTGGTTCTTTGATATTGCTACTGGCGGATGGTGGAGACTAGATAATAACGGTGGTAGTGCTTCTACACAGTATGTTTGGTATGGAGCCTCTGGCCCTACTAACCTCTGGGCTGCTACTAACTTTAACCAGTCCTCGAGTGTTCCCATCTTCTATAGATTTAGTAATAACGTCCCTGCTCCTACGTTCTCCTGGCAGAGTTACCCTATGACGGTGACTAACGATCGATATGTAAACATTCGAGAAGTAGCAGTTAAAGCCTCAGGAACAGGAACTATTACTCTTACCTTCACATCTGATGGGTCTACTGTTTCAGTTCCAGCTACGTTCAATGTAAGCTCAGTCAATCCTACTAAGTACCGGCTTGATGTAGGGGCTATGTCGAGAGGTATTACTTTTCGGATTCAGTCAACCTCAAACTCTACCACACCAGCTCCTATCATCTACTCAGTTGATATTGGATGGTATGAGGATAGGGGGCTGAACTCTACATGACGACTAACATTCGTGGTAATCAACTCATTCTACCTAACAAGGAGGACCCTTCTGATCCTGCAAATCTCGAGGCTATAGAGATATGGGCTAATACCCAAGTCGTTAACCAAGTCAAGGGGACAGGAGTTACCTCACAACCACTTGCTATCGGTACAGGAGCGCAGGGTACGGGGATTGTTACTATCCCTGCTTCAACTGGTGGTAATGACTTTAAGTTAATCCAGAACTCGGTGTTTGGAAATACTACTTCTATCACCTGTAGTTCAGCTGATCTAAATAACTATTTTGGCATCTATATTATAGGGATGCTACAGAATAACTCTGGCGGAACTGGCGTTACCTTTCTCAGACTGACCTTTACTCTATCTACTGGTGGTGGAACTTTACGTCAAAATAACTATAATATCGCTCAACAAGCAGGACCTCCAACTGGTAACGTAAGTCTTAGTGGTGCAGCTAGTGTAAATACTTTTACAGCCTCCTTAGGTACTATCCCAGGTAATGGTAATATTAATGGTTATGATAATGGTCCTTGGCCTTTTGATATCATTATTAATCGTTGGCCTGGTAATAACTTTACGGGGATCTTTAGAGGGTATAATATCACGAATAATAGTTCTCAGAGGGTTGTTGTGATGGATGCTTTCGGGTTGCAGGATGACTTCACAGCTATTCAAGTCTCAAATAACTCTAGCACCGCAATGAATGGTCAGGTTACCTTTATGGGAATGGGACACGTATAATGCCTACCTCTCTCGCTACTGCTCTTGAGGACGTTAGGGCTCGCATTAACGAGTCCTCACAGAACTTCTGGCAAGACCAAGACCTTACTAACTGGATCAATGAGGGCTGTCAGGACATAGCTAGACGAGCACAATGCCTCGAAACAATGGTGTCGGTTTCTATCTATCAAGGCGTTAAGACAGTTATCCTTCCTCAGAATCTCTACCGTCTACATCGTGTAGAGTTCGCTCCATCGGGATCAATCAATGTCTACCCACAGGAGATCCGTTCAGTAAACGACATGGACTCTATCTGGGGGATTAACCAAAATATCCCCTCGTACTATCCCTCATACTGCTTCGTATGGGGCGCACCACCGAACATGACTATTACATTCTTTCCTGTTCCCTCTACTGGTGGTCAAGCTAATATCTGGTATGCTCGTGTTCCTAAGGCTGTTAGTGCTACTACAGATAATCTTGACATTCCCGAGGGATGGAGCGATGCTGTAGTAGTCTATTGCGAATACATCGCAAAGCGTAAGGATGCAGACCAATCATGGAAGGATTCATACCAAGACTATAAGGATAAGCTTACTTCGCTTATCGAAACTTCTGCTACTTGGCACGATCAGATGGAATTTATTACTACTGGTCGTCAGATGGTTCCGAGCTGGGTATACGGTGGCTCATGGTGGGGATGGTGATAAGTGCCTACTAATACAGCTTTTCCATCTGGTAGTCAAGCTGGCAATATCCAGTCTCAGATTGGCGACGTACTATCGCAAATTCTACCTCAGCTACAGGCGGGTGGTTATCAGTACGGAAATCTAGCCTCCAATGTTGGCCAAATTAATGCTGCTAGTGCTCTACAAAACTACTATACCAATCAGTCAGGCTCTCTACAGCAAGCACAGAATACAATCTCAGGTGAGCAAATTGGTCTACAGCAGCAGGGTATTGGTAATTACGGACAGTACCAGCAAGCACTAGCTGGTCAGATAGCACCTAATCAGATCACTAACAAACAAGAGATGCTAGGCTTGCAGCAGAATCAAGCTCAGCAACAATGGCCTATCCAGCAGCGTAATCTTCTAGGCTCTCAAATGGCATCAGGAGCTCTTGGTACACAAGGTACGCAGGATCAATACAAGCAACTCACCCTTTCACAGCAGCAACAGCAGGCAGGGTTCTCGCTATCCGAGGCCGATCTACAGCGTTCACAGTCAGCATTAGACCTATCAGCTAAGTCTAATAACCTTTCATCGCAGCAAATCAGTAATTCTATTTCTCAGGCTCTCACTCAATCTGGCCTTAATCAAGTTCTCTCAGTTTCAGATATTGCTAATCAAATGGCACAAATTCAAGCTGGTGGTCAGTCAGCTATTCTTCAAGCACTTGCTCCCATCCTACAGAAGTACGGTGTTAACCCCTACGCTACCATCTCAACAACCGGGAAAGGTAAGTAAGAAAGGTAAAGGTTAAGTTATGCCTACACCAGCTTTGGGTGCTCCTTCTCCTGAGGGTACTCAGCTTCCTACCGTAGTAACTCAAGGTGTAACCCTTCCTGGTCAGAAGCCTCAGGATTACTCCTATAACCAGCTAGTTAATCTGGGTGTCTTAAAAGGACCTCAAGCTCTAACACAAGAATATCGTGGAGCAGCCGGTAGTCAATCATCTCGTCCTAAGGGTATGGCGAATATTGGAGGTACTACCGGCGCTACCACAGCTACTCAGCCTCTAACTTTCCAAGCTCTAATGAACGCTGACATTAACCATCTAATGTCGATGTTCTTCCCAGCTCCTATCAATGCAATGGCAGGTCAGAACGTCCTAGCTGGTGAACAGGCAGGTCTAGCAGCTATGAATGCTAACGCCCCTGCTTCTCTCAAAGGACAACTCGACCAGGCCACAGCAGACACCCTATCTACCAACGCCTACTATAACGCTCTCCAAGGTCCAGCAATGCAGGCCCAATTAGATATGGCACCATCAGCTACAGCTATCCAATCAATCCTCGCAGCTCAAGCAGCAGGTCAGAAATATAACATTGAGTCTGCTAATACTTCTATTCCATCTTACACTGACCCAGCCGTACAAGCTCTCCTTGGTGGCTCTGCTAATCCGGCAATCGCTAATCTCCTTAAGACAGCTAGTGGCGGACAGTAATGGCAAGACCTAAATCAGCTTACCAGCAGTTTCAAACCGACTGGAATCAACGTGCCTCATGGGCACAATCAAATGGTATTCATCAAAACCTATGGATTCCAGTCATGCAGTTGGACTATAAACGCCTTCAATCAGGCACTTCTCCAATGTCTAACTACGAAGCTCAGCGTGAGATTGAGTCAGTAGCAACTAACAAGCACGTTACTCCTCAACCCCAACTCAATCCATATAACGTACCATCTAACTTCCTTAATGACCAGAAGTCATTTTGGTCAGGTCTAGGTAATCTGTTCGTCCACCCTATGTCTTCATTCGTGGACCCCGTTCTCCACGGCATCGAGCAGCTACCTCATACAACAAATACAATGCTATCGGACCTATCTCATGGTCATCTTAAGGATATGTTCACAGCAATGGGAGCTAATACGCTCCTAGACCTCGTACCCGGTGTCCAAGATATTTCAGCATTCGCACAAGGCGGAGTAGCAGCACTAGCTGACCATCCTTTTTATTCAGTTATCGATATTGCTCCCTTTGCTTCTATCGCTGGCAAGGCAGTAGAAATCTCAGGACTAGTCGAAGAATCCTCCAAAGCCGGAGAACTAGCCCAAGCAGCAAAGGGGGGCGGCGTTACAGCAGCCGCAGCTAAGGGTGGCCAGTTAGCACTACTCTCTGATCCAGAGGTAGCAGCAGCATTCGCCTCTAAACACCCTATGCTAGCTGACATTCTTCAAGCTGGCACCAAGTCCGGTATCTATGGCTTTACTGGCAAAGCCCTAGGCAAGATTCCTGTATCAGCTAAGCCTTCTCACTTCCTCCATCCCTCTACAGCTCCAACAACTATTGAGCGAGAACTTCGTAAAGTAGCTGAATACTTCCACTTAACCAAGGAAGAAAAGGAACTCCAAACAGGACGAGGGGTAGAGCAGGCTACAGTCCGCAAGCGAGCTACAGAACTATGGGATGAACTCGCTAGCAAGATGTCTAGTATGCATGGATTCTCAGATGAGGACCTACGCATGGGACTAGCTATGCGAGGGGTAGATCCTAAAACTCTCATCGAGCATGGTCCTAAATCTCTCCACGGCGATCCACAACTAGTAGACGCTATCTCTGAAGCTCAAAAGGTTGTCGAGAGTATGAACTTCGGCAACGATACTTACGGTTTACAGGGCTTCATGGAGAACCTTGGACTAGGTACTCCCGTTGATCTTGGTGATGGTCGTGGCGTACAGTTTTTCAATGCTGATACAGCCGCTCATATTGAATCAGTAAGGTCAGACAAAGCCGAGGCTCACTCCCGTTTCCTCGATTCTGTTAACAATCTTACGGCAGAAACCAAACAACTAGATAACCACCACGCTAATATGCAAGCAGCTTTTAATATGCTTGCTAATGATCGTGAAGAAGCTGCACGTCGTGGGATTAGTCTCCCACCCGAACCCTACAAGCAGATAGCCAAAGCATTATCAGACTTCCAAGTAGACTTACGCCACTTCATTCAAGACCCTGCACGTATGGAAGTAGTAGGTAGGCTTTCAGGTAACAAGGGTCAAGCAGCTCTACTTCTACTCGAGCAGCAACTCATCCAGGCTATCCAAGCTATCTCTACAAACAAGCGCCGTGATATCGGCAAGGCTCTCACAGCTATTCATCACACTGTTACCTCTAAGGCTCTCTCATATGTCCTAGACCGTGAGGTTCACGATCTACGTTATATGATCGATCATTTCCGTGAGATGGTCCCTGGATATGGTAAGGTGGCTAAAGCAGCTCAGAAGATTGATAAGTCTATCAACGATCAAACCAAACGAGTAGACAAAGCTCGTGAGGCTATGAAGCAGGCCCAGAAAGAATGGACCCTTCATCAGAAGCGTTGGGAACGTACTCTACAAAATAATATGCCTGAGTCATATCGTGACCTAACCGAGCAGGCAGCACTAATGCGTATGCTTGTCACTAAGGTCCGTACAATGCTAGAGACAGGTCAGATAGAAAAGGACCGTGTTCCTAGTCAACTCATGGATCGGATCAATAAGCTCAACAAGACAGCAGCTAAGAAACGCATCCAAAACAAACTAAAACTCATGCCTGAGGGTGACGCTAAGCGTAAGCCTCTAGAAAGAGAACTAACCAGTTTAGATAAGGTATCAGACGAGGATGTCCAGAAGCTCCTCAACTTCTCATCCTATATGTACGACCGCAACAAGCAGTTTAATAGCGATTCAATCGTAGATCAGTGGTACAATAAACTAATCGTTGACCCACGAGCACAAGAGGAATTCCATAACTTCCCTGGCTTTAACCAATACGTTACTGATATTCGCCATACCTGGGGATCACTTGCTGCAATCGGCTACAATCCTATCTACATCCCTCGAGTCACGGAATCAGAGCTAGAACGAGCCGAGCATCCCGGTAACCTCTACGGAACACGATTCGGTAATAAGCCTTCATTCACCAGGAAAACTCGCTCCAAGTCTCTAGTGCAAGATTTCGTTACTCGTCCTCTGTTAGCCTACCACACAGCAGCAGTTCAACTTCTAGAGTACCAAGCTCAGGTCGCATTCCATGATGTCTACGTCAAACGACTAGCTGAACAGATCGGTAACCACGACACAATCCTCCGTGAATGGGAACTAGCTAAAGCTCAATATATTCCTAAGCACGAAGCCTCTAAGCCCTTCTTTAATGAATCACGATATTTCGATCGCTGGCTTCGTTCCCATTACGTCGAGTATAATCCCGAAGCTCATGGTCTAGCTCGCCTCAATGCTAACCGAGTCTACAAATCCAAACTAGCAGCCGAAGCAACTCGAACCAAGGAAGGTGAGCTAGTAGACGTTCGTGGTAAGTCAGGGTCAATCCGTGAGAACTATGGTCCTGCTCTACAGGGTCTAGATGAGGGACAAGATATCCTCCAAGTCCTCAAAACAGATCCCCAAGGACAAGATATTCTATTCCTACCACAGTTCGTAGTCAAGGGTCTTCGAGCAGTAGAGAACCTAGAAACACACTTCCCTGGTAAGTGGTCTATCTCTCATGGTAACCGTATCTTTGTCAGCACCCTTCTAACACTCTCCCCTCGCTATCTAGTCCATATGTCAATTGGTCAGTTCTTTATGACCAGTATCGCATACGGTATAGGCTTTGCTCGTTACTTCCCTACAGCCCTTTCCATGATCCGTACTGGCAAGATCGATACGGAACTAGCAGCTCGACTCCATACAGCTATGTCGAACGACCTCGGTACAGCTATTTGGGAATATAAATCAGGCGGGCAGCAGGGTCGAATGGTAATCCATGAAACCCTAATGCGAGCAGGCATAAATCCAAAGGTTGCTAAGCCAGCAGAGGTCGCTCTAACAGTAGCTCATAAATATCATAACTTCGTCTCCACTATCAACAACATGCAGCGTATCAGCTTGGTCCTCCATCAAGCAGAGAAGATTGAAAAGGGAGCGAGTAAGCGTATTCGTGAAGGTGAAGAAATCACTGACACAGAACTCCGAGCTATCGGAGAAGCTTCCAAGGTCTTCGGTAACATTGTACGTATGGCACCAGTAGAGCAGATGATCGCTCGTAACCTTATCCCATTCTACACTTGGTCACGAACAGTTCTCTCCTATGCTATGCGTCTACCAGCAGACCACCCATATAGAGTAGCTATCCTCGGCTCACTCTCCCAGATCGAGCAGAATAACTGGGGTAACTCTATGCCTCAGTCATTCCGCTATCTCTACTACCTCGGATCACCAGATCCACTCGGCAATGTCTCAGCAGTAGACATTCGTGGTATCGACCCAATGCGTGATGTAGGCACTTATTTCACCTTAGCAGGTCTAATCAGCTCCTTTACACCATTCCTCTCAGGAGCCCTACAGCCACTAGGAATCCAAGGTATCAGCGCATCTCCCTCACTCTATCCCGGTCTAGACTATAACCAATTCTACGGTGTCGAGCAAGCTGCACGTCCGTCAATCTCCGATGATATCTACCACTACCTCGAGGGTATTGCTCCCCAATCCCAGGCTATCGACTACTACCTCGGGCTATCTACAGATATGAAGCAGCTCAAAGCATCTGACTCCCGAGGTTTCGCCTACCGTCTAGCATCCCAACTTAACTTCCCCTACCTCCCACAACACATCAATGTCAAGCAAGAAATGGCCCGTACAGAGGGTGACAGTTACGCTCAGCTAGAATCTCAGGTAACAGCAGCTATGCAAACAGGGGACTTCTCAACTCTAATGGGGTTCAACAACGTCCCTTATCGTGGCTGGGACCTATCTCCCAAGCAACTGGAAATCTTCTACCAGTACCTAGCTCAGAAGTTCCCCGGCGTATCGCCGGCAAATGTAGCCTCTCAACTTCTTCCTGCTGCAAAGGTAGGCCAAGGGGTAAACCTAGACAATCCTCAGATCACACAAGCACCATTCCCAGGATCAGGACAATGAATGAACTAGAGCTATTCGGAGGAGAGTGCTCAATCACTACGAGCTATTTTCACTCAGGAGGCCCGCAAATGAGGTGGGCTGGTCAGCGTATCCAAATCTACCTCGGGGGCGGCACGGGGTTATCTAAGCGGCTCTCGTCGTATTCAGGCACGCCGGGGCAGGGCGGTTAGGACGGTGAAACAGTGGCGGAGATAAGTGGACTACGGCTAGCTATATACTTCTCGGACTATACACAGAAGATTATAGCTAAGAAGCTCGGAATAAATAACTGTATTCTATCTCAATATTCATTAGGTCGTAGACCGATAGCATCTAAACATTTAATGATGCTATCGGACTTTTTTGATAGAGACCCTAACGAGCTACTAGCATTCTATGAATCACCCTATCTTGAAGAAGCTAAGTAGCTAACTATACACTTCACTGAGAGTGTTCTACCCCCACCGTCAGTGAAGCCTGTGGATAACCTGTGGTATACCTGTGGATACCGTGGACTCTCTATCCACAGGTATACCACACCTTTTCCACAACGTATACCACAACTTATCCACTACCTTTGAGGGCGCAAATATGGTACAATCTTATTTTCAGTCGGGTTCTCTTTTCGTATCGTTTGACCCTTAGCTCTTTTCGTTTCTTACTGCTGTATTGTCTATTGCTCAAAATCAACGTATACCCTGGTAGGAGCGTTTCCCGGTATACCTGTATATGGAAAATCCCGGTATACAAGAAGTTAACATCTTAACATAAAGAAGGGTCGTAGGGTGCGAGAAATCCCTCAACAGTGGAGGACTAGTAATGAAGCTCCTCCGATTAGCTTTGACGTTTTGGATGATAGTGTTCATATTCCTAGAGTCCTTACCCTTCCAAAGAGGTCTAGTTCTAAGGGCTATAACTACAACACTCATCTACAGACTAAGGTAACAGAGAAGACCGCAGAGCTAGTCGCTGGAATAGTAGCTCATAATAGTGAGTTCAATAGTCCGTCTGAGTTTGTGAGAGTAGGAGCGGAGTTATTAGTTACTCTAGTTCTAACCTGGCGAAAAACCTTCGGGACTGACAAAGGTTTGTTCGATGAGAACCTAGTCGAGATTATGGCAAGACAAGATGACTCCGAGAAATCAACTCTAGCTACAGCTCGATCAATGTTAGATACAGCTCGAGGTTATCCAGAACAAACAAAAGCAATCTTAGATGCTCTCAATGGTAAGTACCCCTATATGCTTGAATGGAACAAAAGAGAGGTCGATGACATCCTTAGACGATATTAAGCAGTACCTACCTCCGTGGGCCGAAGTCCGAGAATACCAACTACAAGCTATCGAGGAAGCAATAGATGGGTTCCAAAGTAACTGCTCTCACGTCTTCTTGGATGCGCCGACTGGTAGCGGTAAAACACTCCTTGGTTACTTGGTGGCGAAAGTCCTTGGTCTACGATGTATCTACCTATGCACTAGCCTATCGCTACAAGATCAGTTCCACAAAGACTTCCCCGAGGCATCTATCCTCAAAGGACGTAGTAATTACCCCACTCTCAATCATCCAGAACTGTTCGAATCCCAACTGCATCTTTCGTGCGGAGATTGTACGAAACGACACGCCGACAACAAATACTGTATCCATTGTTCAGAAATCAAACGATGCCCCTACGAACGGGCAAAATCACTTGCATATCGAGCGAATCTACTCTGCACTAACACGTCGTATTTTCTAACGGAAGCTAACTACATTGGTAAGCTAATTAATCTAGATATTCCTACACTGGTGGTGATCGATGAGTGCGACACTTTGGAGCAAGTCTTGGGGGGATTCATCGAGATTAGTATTGGACCCAGGATACAGCAAGAATATGGTATCCGTGAACCTGACAAGAAAACAGTTTCAACAGCCTGGCAAGCGTGGGTTGAGCCTACAGCTACTCAAATACAATGGCACCTTAACAAACTCCAAAGTGCTTTCGATAACTCTAGTGATACGGAACAAATCATACTTGGTAGAAGGCTCAATTCGCTGTCCAGGCTTTCCAGTTCTTTCGATATTCTCAAAGACGAAGACCACGGAATCCAAAGTGGGAACTGGGTCTACACCGGCTATGAAAACGGATACATTAACTTCAAACCTATCCGCTTCGATGCCCTTGCAGGACGATATCTCTGGCGACATGCAACTAAGTTTCTTCTAATGTCAGCTACTATTATTTCGTCGGACGTAATGGCAGAAAGCTTGGGAATATGAAGGTAAGTGAGTGATATTGGAAACACAACTAAGCGGTCCTTGTAATAACAACCGTCATGGATATTGCGTAGGTTACCATTATACTAGAGGTCCTGGCAATGGAGTAGAAAAATGCGAATGCAGGTGTCATGGTGTATCGTACCGTAGTAGTTCCCAGTCAGTTCGATCCAACAATCCGACCAATCGTCCCCCTCCCGACCCTATCAGTGACGAAACAGAATCTAGAAGATCCGATCAATACAACTCGTATGGTTGAGGCGGTAGCCGATGTTGTCGCATCCAACTTTGGAGTACGTCAGCTTATACATACTGTATCCTACCAGTGGACTAAAGCCCTACACTCGGGACTCACTAAGTATTTTGGAAATTCCACCATCTTTACATATCTATCTAGCCACGAGCGAGCCTTTGCCCTTGAAGGATACCTCAATAAAAAGGGATCAATTCTTCTTGCACCATCATTCGAGCGGGGTATTGATCTGCCCCAGGATGATTGTCGTGTGGTCATTGTCACCAAACTCCCCTATCCATATCTCGGGGATAAACAAGTATCGGCGAGACTACATTCGCCAGGTGGACAATCTTGGTACACCACGGAGACTATCCGATCTCTCGTTCAGATGTCAGGGCGTGGAGTACGGTCAGCAGATGATTTCTGCCCAACGTATGTAATGGATAAGCAGTTCATTAAACTCCATCGCTCTCATGCCTATTTATTCCCTAGTTGGTATAAAGAAGCTATCCTATGGGACAGGAGTAAGATATGGTGGTGAGAAATGGGTAGATTCGTTAACGGAAAGTTCATAAAAGAATGCTGCCAGTTCGCTACTGGTGGCACTTATCCTGATCTACCTGAGCTATGCGATGAGTGCAGAGCTAATCTTAATCGGTTCCGACAATGGTTAAAGGGGGATCTACTATCGACGTATACTACATTCTAAAGACTCCACAAGATGTAGAGTCATTTGTATTAGCTATAACTGAAATGACCCTCCAACAAATAAAATGGGCTACTGATATTACAATCATGCCAGAAGTTCGCATTCAGATCCAAACAGCAGTAGTATCCTCCACAATGGATGCGGTAATCAAAGCAGAAAGAGAGAGACAGTAACAATGGCCCCTGAACGAGAAATTCCAGAGCATTGGGTAACTACGACCGGATTTCGTGACGACTTCGATTTCTGTATCGATCACTCGTACTTCGGTTATGATGCTCAATATCAGGACGGTAAGCAGCTACTCCTAATCTGGGAGGGTCACGTTATCGATCCTGAGTCCGAGGAAAATAACAACGCTGCTCACCATGAGCAATGGTCAGTTGGCGGTAAGGACAAGGAAGGTAACTACCTCTGGACTACCGAAGACAATGGCCGTTCTATGGTTCATGCTAAGGACCTTAAAGTCCCCAACAAGTCCTCATTCTACGGCCGCATCATTGATTGGGCTATGACTCAGGAATCCGATGAACTCGTCGGTATCTTGGCTAAGGGTGACCCTAAGGAATCTGGTATCTGGAATGGCGTAGTCCTCCATATGAAGACTCGAGAGTTTGACTATGGCGGAGAGATTGGTAAGAAGCCAAGGGTATTCCCTGAGCATTTCATTGGCTTCGATACTGAGAGTGCTACTCCGACTACTACCGACATCCCAAAAGCTCGTGGGACTGGCACAGCGTCTACACCACAATCAGCATCAGCCCCGGCTGGTGGCAGCGTTTCGGAAAAGCTGCTCGGTAGACTAGCGAAAGCCTCTGACTCTTTTGAGGAATTCGTAGAGGCAGCTATTGACATTCCAGACGTTAAGAGTAATACTGAGCTACGAGCTAGTGTGATGGATGACGGTCCCACTGGCTTCTACGCTACGGCAAGAGGTTGAATAAATGGTATTCAATCAAATTATGGGAAAGGACCCTAACTTTCAAATGACAGATACTATGGAAGATGATGCCTTCTCTGAGGATGAGGTTCTAGATGTTGATGGTTCCGCAGAAGATGACGACGAGGTTGTAGAGACTGAGGGCGGCTATATGCCTAAGGGGTTCTCTATCCAGCTTGACGTTACTCCACCTAAGCGGAAGTCTAACCTTACTGGTCGTGAGGGTATCAAGTGGTTTGAGCTGTTGCAGCCTATCACTGAGCACCCTGGACAGTGGGCTAAGATTTACTCCTACCCCTTTGCTGATGAGGACGAAAGGAAGCGTAAGGCTAGTCTCTGTGCGAGTAAGTCTGCCTCCATCCGGCGTAACTTGGAGGTAAACGTGCCCAATGAGGATTGGGATGTTATCGTTAGGACTAGCGAGGATGCTAGTGAGGTTGGTATCTTCGCTAAGTACCACGGCGAGCTTACTCCTGAGCGTAAGGAGTTTAAGGAGAAGCGTAAGGCTTCTTATCGAGGTAACCGAGGCTAATCAATCAAGACCCCAATAGAGGAACCCGGTGGTAAGGTTGATAGCCTTACCACCGGGTTCCTCGTTATGTCACCTAGAAGGAATAGTATGTATAAGTTGATAATACAGTTTCAACTAACAAAGAGTAACAATCTACAATATGTCCTAGATGAACTCGCCGAACCTCTAGCTCTCCTAATCTCCGGCATGGAGCAGAGAACTTCTTTTAGAGTGGAATCTTACACGGTAGAGAGAAACCATGTCCAATGATAGGTCCATTACCTACACTGAAAACGGAATCGTCTACTACAGAGCATCATCTTTAGGGGCGTGTCCTAGAGCATTGTACGCATCTAGGAAAGGGTATGAACCTACCCCGTATCCTCCACAAGTCCTCCAAGCATTCCAAGAGGGGCATGAGTACGAAGAATTGATCCGTACAACTCTCATGTCTATGGGCTGGCATACTTACGATAATCAAAAGGAAGTTTCATTCAAGTGCGGTAAGGTAGTGCTAATCGGTCACATTGATTGGATGATGTATCATCCGACCCAACAAGAAAGTCATCATTATGTATGTGATGCTAAAGCACTATCAGCCGAAAACTTCAAACTCTGGCGAACCTACGGCTTCGCTAGGTTCAATAAATACGCCTGGCAACTCTCCATGTATAATCGAGCTACACAGGCATATGGTATCTGTATGGCCGTGCTCAATAAGGAAACTGGAGAACTGGACGTATCATTCCACGAACCTAAATATAAGTTCGTCGATATGCTGGAACGTACCCTAGCTATTGAGGAAATGATAGCTGATAAGGAAGGTGTAGCTCAGCCAGAGTGCTCTAACCCCGAAGGATGGTTCTGTCCATTTAACTACCTTCACGATACTATGTTCGATGAGGTAGGTATCCAGGGTGGTATGGATCAAATCCGACAGAATGAACTATGGGAGCTGGCACATGCCTACGAATCAGCCAAGCGACAGGAAGCCCGATACAAGAATCAGGCTGCTGAAATCCTACACAATATTGAAATCAAACTGCGAGCAGATGAACGAAGTGCTAGAGTCCGTAAAACAGGAGCTACTAGAACTTTCAACATTGCACGTGTTACGTCACGAAGGACGACTATTGACAAAGAGTTACTTGGGCAGTATCTACAGGGAATTGGAAAAAGCCTCACAGCGTTTGAGCTATCTGATTCCTACTCTTATGTCAGAGTTTCAGCAGTTAGAAAGAAAAAGGATGATGGAGGAAATGAGGAGTAATGGCTGCGATGCAAATTAACTTTGACTCCAAGCTCACGGAAGCTGTCACTACAATGGCAGCTATCTATGAGCAGGACCCTGGCGATCTTATCCGTGAGGGAGTAGTTATCCATTTAGCTAAGATGCGTGCCAGTACCGAGTTTAACAAGCGTTTCGATTCTTATCTCAGCAAGCTAACAGAGAAGGAAGGTAGCACTTCTAATGCCCCTACACCCAACAATCCCCGAGGACCCCGAGAGAATCCTAGTGATGGGGGGAGCGGGGACGGGAAAGACGACGTGTTGGTTGAACATAGCTAAGTGGTCCTATGAAACAGGAACGGATAGTGCTTTTCACGTTATTGACACTGATCGTACTACTAAGCGTTCTTTGCGTGGTTATACTAATCTGGACAATGTGTTCGTATACCCCTGCACAGACTGGACCGACTACGACGACGCCTCCCAGCGTATCCATAAGATTCACGGTCCTAATGACTGGCTAGTAGTAGACATGATCGGTACGGCATGGAAATCTGTCCAAGACTACTTTACTGCGGAAGTATTCGATAAGGACTTAGGTAACTATTTCCTCGAGAAGCGTAAGGCTAAGAAAGCAGATCAGAAGAACCTATCACCTTTTGAAGGATGGGTGGACTGGCCGGTAATCAATGCTCTATATAACACCTGGCTCAATAGACTCTTGTTTAGGTCTAGAGGAAACGTGCTCTGTTGCACACCAGCAACGGATCTTAGTAGAGATAATGATAGCGAAGCGATCGTATCGCTATATGGGCCCTACTCAATCAAGCCGGAAGGGCAGAAAAGTCTTAGTTTTCAGTTCTCTACGATCCTTGCAACCGAGCGAAAGAAGAATGGTCAATGGGTCCTTACCACAATAAAGGACAGAGAACGTAAGGAACTAGTTAAGGCCCCGATGAGTGACTTTACGGAAACCTATCTCCTAGACGTAGCACAATGGAGTATCTAGATGGGATTCGTAAGCGTCGATCAGTTCATAGCGAGGTTGTGGCGCCTGCCGTCTTTTCAAGATCGGATACCAGGGCTACGGGCACAGTATCTCCACGACTCCGAGTTCCACGCCTTCGTTGAAGTCTTGTGCCAAGAGCGGTACTGGCAGCTTTACGACGAGTTGAACCGGCTGCGGCAGATCGTGTCGACACACAGGAGGTAACGTGACCCTAGAGGTAAGCGCAGTATGGAATACTTAATCGCTCCAACTGAGCCATCGTCTATCAAGCAACTAGGGGAAGTATCGTCATTACCCGAAAAGCATGGAGTAGATATCTTATGGATAGACGAGGAATCATGCATAGGCATCCAACGAAAGGAAATAAACGACCTCTTGGCATCCCTCCAAGACGGCCGGCTCGCTCAGGAAATCAATCAGATTACAAACTCCAACTTACTAACCCATAGCTTTCTACTAATAGAAGGAACTTTCAAGTGGACCAACACAGGAGCACTCAGCAAAGAGTACGGGTCAGAATTTACAATAGCTCAGCTCAACGGATTGTTATTGAGCCTGGCTATGAGCACGATCTTAACGGTGTTCTCGCCGGGCCTACATCTGACTCCACATATCATTTCTTCCTTGCAGACATACCTATCCAAGAACCAGCACCATTCGCTGCTGGTACGCCCGAAGCCGAAAGGAAAGTGGGGGACACCAACTTCAAAGGAATGGAGTATCCATCTCCTACAGTCATTCCAGGGAATAGGGTATGACAAAGCCGAGAAGATCATTGACCACTTCGGAGAGATACCGCTAGCTTGGACGGTTAGTGAAGATGAACTAACTAAGGTAGACGGAATCGGAAAGGTAACAGCTCAGAGACTATCTAAAGCTCTACCTACTATTACTCTCTAAGGAAAGGACAATGGCCCAATACATCTACCCAACACCGACGAACAGTACTTATAGTAACTATAGTAACTTTACCTGGAACTACGATATACCAGCTCAATATCAATATGCTAGTGCTACCTATCCCATGCAGGTTGTGTGGTCATGTCCAGTTTGTAAGGTTTGGCAAGTCTTACCATCTGGAGAACAGTGGATGCACTCATGCTTGATACCTACTATTACTACGGAAGAATGGACACCTAAAATGCACCCCTACGAAATCCTTATCTACTGCGACGAATACTACGACGAGGACCAGGAGGCTACTATTGCAGCTGAGATCCTAGTTGATCCTACGCTTATCCTTGCTGCTGATAGGGAGAAGGCTCAGCGTAAAGCTCATAAGCTTATTCCTGATTCTCACGACGACAACGAGTACGTCGTGGTTATTGTGAGGGAGTATAACTAATGCGATTTGCCGGCGCTACATGGCGACCTATATCTAATAACTTCTCAGGTCCTATGGGGACTATCATCGGGTTATGCTTACACGTCCAAGAGGGTAACGGTAGCCTCTATGGATGGTTCAATAACCCTAACGCAGAGGTATCAGCTCACTTGTGGTGTGGAAAGGATGGTACACTCGAGCAATACTTAGATCCACCTGCACAGAAAGCTTGGGCTCAGGCTAACGGCAACCCTAACTATATCTCTATCGAAACTGAGGGATTTGTTGGTGAGCCGCTTACTGATGCTCAGATGTTAGCTGTAGCGTCTATCCTTAGCCAAGCCTCGACGGCGTACTCATTCCCTGTCACTGGCCCTGTAGCGCACGGACAACCGGGTTTCACGCAACACTGTAACCCTAACGGTACGTCCGATCCGTCATGGGGCAATCACTTTTGTCCAGGGCCTATTAGATTAGGACAGATGCCTAATATTATTACTATGGCTCATGGTTCACCTGCTCCACCAGAGCCTACGCCAGTACCACCACAGCCACCTAATCCACCTATGCCTACACCTATTGGAGAGACTAACGTGAATGTTCCAGTTCTTTCTACTAGTAACCCAGGACTAGCCTACACGCCTGCTACTAAAAACCTACAGACTCTACTCATTGAGCATGGGTTTGGCTGTGGTCCTACTGGTGCTGACGGTAAGTATGGGAATGCTACTGCTGCTGCCGTGGTAGCTTGTGAGCATCGCTATTCTCTCTCCGTCGATGCAGGTATCGCTGGTAATCAGGTATGGGGAGCTTTGTGTAATCAGTAACTATCTATCGTTGTCAGGCTAAAAAAGGGGAGGGGTCGAAATGACCCCTCCCCTTTTTCTTTCTAAGTTCGAAGAATGTTGCTAGCCCGGCAGCTACAAAGAGAAATATAGCTAGGGCTAAATACCAGTCCATTTCACTTCTTACTGGCTTTGTCGAGGACTGTGATAACATCGTCCTTTTGGCGACCATCATAGTCATTCCAGTTGACCATTGTTCCGATACGTTCCTCATGGATACTACTGTAGAAAGTGTTGTAAAAAGTAGAGATAGGTGAGAAGAACTCTGGATACTGCTCTACCAAAGTATCCCAAATACGGTTATAAACCGTTCTCTGTAGACTACAGTAGTCTATTAGATTTAGCTTGTTGGCGTTAGCTATGAACCAAACGCTATGGTCAACACCACCTACTAGGCAGGCACCATCAAATTCTTCGTTCTGGAAGATATAATCGCTACGATTCAATCGTTCATCGATAAAGTGAGTGTAGCTCGAGTCGTATTCCTCGTCATAAACTACTTGTGTATACCAGTGTTTTTGAATCCACTTCTTGTCTAGCACTTCTACAGACCGCTCCAAAGCCTGAGTGGCCATTTCATCAA